TGTTACGTTCCTTCTCACCAGAGCTTTGAGCCTCTTGCTCTTTCTTTTTAATCTGGTCTTTAAGTTCTTCAAGCTTCTTGACGTTCCACTTGCTGTGTTCGTTCTCTTTGTGCTTATCAATAAGGGCATCAATGTCTGATACTTGGTACCAAGAGCGCACGAAGAATACGTTACAGTCGGCGAAGGTAAGCTTGCCTCGTTCAAAGAAAGCATCCTTGATATAGAACAGTTTAAAGTCTGCACCAGTGTAGTCGTTGTGCTTGCCAAAGAAGGTCATTGAGCCGTAGCCACCGAAGGTGAGGGACTTGCTCATAATTCCCCACGATTTCTGGAGGACATCAGCTTGGGAGATAGCGTTCGGAATAATCCGTTGGGTTAAGACAAAGTTACAAACGATTGACTTTACTTGGTCCCCGTTAGCCATAACTTTACCGGTAGGGATTTGTTGAATCGTACGCTTTGGTTGTTCTTGGATAATAGCTGCGAGTGTACCGTCAGTGTTCTTAGGGTAGGCGGCGTTGATACCTGGATGTGGACGGTTACGGGCTATACGTTCATATTCCGAGAGAGGCTCGAATAAGGGTGCCATGTATGTCTTGGCATCTTCCCATTTGTCACTGAAGTTTTCTTTGGTTAGATAAGGTGTGGCCACTAAGTAATTCCTATTAGTAGCCGTGGTACATCTCACTAGCCTTGATGTGTATATTGTAAGTGCTTAAGATTAGTTATTCAAACTATTCGTGGTCATTTTGTATCTGCTGCTTAATTAAGAGTGATTCAACACTGGGACTTTGCCACCATCTATCTATCACGGTGACTTGCTTTGGCTTGTCCTTGTGGCCACTTCCATAAGTAGAGCTAAAGCTTTCGACTTGCTTCTGACGCTCACGTTTAAACCATTCTTTAGAGTACATAGGCACGGTGTCGCTACTGTCTTTGTCTAGCTCGTATTGCTCTAAGAAGTCTTGCTTAACCTTCAACGCTTCTTCCATAGTGTCATAGTAGCCTAGCTTGTAGACGACTCGGTTGCGATTAATAGTTACTCTAAACTTGTTCATGGCAGCCCACCAGTATATACCACGTGTGTCCATTAGATGTTTTCTCCTAGGTATTTGATTGGGTCATCCGCTATTACCATTTGTGTGAGATGAAACTTCCAAGGGTCGTCAAGTTCTGGCTTGTATTGGTCTTCGTTATAGAGTTCATGCTGGAACTCGCACACCTTACAGTTTATATCGTTACGCCATTCACCCCATAATACTTTGGCAAACCGTTGTAATGTAGGTATATCTTCCAACAACTCACCCATGGTGTACCCGTATGGAATATTGTTTGATTGAAGTATTTTATCAAAAGCTTTTTCTAGTATTTGTTTGTTATCCATTACGCTCTCCACTCCTTCTCTAAATAACGATTACCCTTGTCTGAATACACCCGTTTAATCAGGATGTGCTTGCTGTCTTTATGCTCACGTAGGAACTGTAGTATCTGGCTCAGCTCATTAGCATCATCTGCTACTGGTTCTTTTACCATCGTAAAGGTATATGACAGTACTTCCTTACCATTCTCATACTTGCGCTTGGTGTTCTCTTCTCCGAATTGAATCATGAGTTTTTACCACTATTTTTTAGCTTTTTAATCAAAAGTTCAACATTATCTTTAGCACTACTTGTAATATCGGTATGTTTTATTGCATCAAGCGAATAAAGTATGCCATTTATTTCTTTTTGGCTTAAAACTACGGTTTTACTACTATCTTTTTTATTTGTGATGTTTTTTACTTGGCTTACTATCTTCTCCCAAGTTTCTGGTACTGGTTCTTCTAAATCAATCAAATATTCAATCTGTTCTTTATTTAGTACGCCAGTCAAATAATATAGTGCTAGCATCATGTTCCTTGTTACTTGGTCTGCTGTTTGGCTCATATATACCCCTTTAATAAATTACCCATAAATCAAACTCGAAATGTCACCTGTGCTTGTAACCTCATCATCGTAAACCTCTGGCGGCTTCTCTGTACCGTGCATCTGCCATACACCGGCGAGTGACATAATCTCGTCGTCATGTGAACCTGATTCAGCCTCTGCTCTCCACCCTGAGTTAGTCTTGTGCTTCACGAATGAAAACATCTGAGTGACGGTAGGTGTGTGATACAAAGTCACTAACCCGTTGTTGACTACCTCTTCGATACCAGCAAGCATGGCTGGACGAGTTGCGCTGTTAGTATTCCAACCTAACTTATCGGTGCGCTCTAACCGTTTAGTCTGTGGATTAAGCATGTATTGTCGATATACTGTGAACTTTTGGTTAGTATTTAGCCTGTTAAGTCGTTCAAGCTCGTAGCCACCACCGTTGTTAGTCTCATACGCTACGACTGGCTTAACGCCTGTCTGTTCGTATATCCATTCAAGTGCAATCTTTAGCTGAGGCGTTACATCTATCACTGAACCTTCGTAAGACAAGTTAATTGGTACATCTAAGTAATCTTTACTAAGTCCTTGCCCTGAGTTAAGGTCTGAGCCTTCTCCTGCCGTGTCGAGGAAGAACATAATGAACTCACCTCGGCGTAACTTGCGGTAGAGCTTGAACATATCCTTGTTAAGTGGTATGTCAACTGGCTTAATGTCTCGCACCTTCTCTTCGTAACTCATCATAGCAACGTGGTCAAAGTATGGTAGTCCTGACGTTAAGAAAGCCTCCTTAGCAGTGTACGGGTATTCTTGAGCACCTAGACGGCCGAGGTTAGCACGTTTAGCTTCCACAAACTCTTTAGAATACGTCCAGAATGGGTCATAAAAGAAATTCTTATACGTAGTGCGTCCTGCTTCCGTTTCATCCCAGTGATGTTTGAATTGGTCGTATCCATTAGCTGTAGTCTCTAAGATAGTGATAGAGTCGGTCGTCACTGCTTCACCAATACCAGAAAGCAATGCTTCAAGGTCACCGGCAAAGGCTGCTTCAGTAATATGTAGGAAAGTAATGTCATCACCACGACCAAAGCTCTTTGACTTAGCCGAACCTACACGAAGAGTATTGGTATAGAGCACGTTACCCATTTCATCTGTAGGAGCGTATACCCATTCACTCTTGTTGTCATACTTAAGTGGCATACGAACGCCATTGATACGTTGATATGATTCTAGGAAGTGTTTGGCACGTTGGAGTTGTTGGTGAGCTGAGCTGTCAATGAATGATACAGATACACAACGCTCGTTCTTCCCCATAAGGAACTTGGTCACTGCGATACCTAATGATACAGACGATATACCCTGCTTACGATTCTTAAGTACGTTATTCAATCCAGTAAGATTATACAAGAAGTTCTCTTGAGCTTTGTTTAAGTTAAATGGTACCTCATTACGCTCTTTGTCAATGATAGTAAACTCGTTCGCCATGAACGCTTCATATGTTTCAGGTTTAAAGTTGTTCAGCATTTATATCACCCACGATAAGCTTTAAATCTTCTTTTTTATAAAACCACGTGATTTCTGGCACTTTTGTATCCTGAGAAACGTAAATATATATCACATCAGGTATATTAGAAGTCATAATCAGCCTTCTTTGTTTCTAAGTGTTGATGGAAGTGAATACCGCCCGGTACATTCTCGCCTTTATCTGCACCCATAAGACGTAAGGCCATTGCACTAGCCTTAAGCCGTACTGAGTGGTCTGGTGTAACCTCTGCAAATGCTTGGTCACCTAATCCGCTAACAGACACCTTATCTGCCTTTAAACCATCTGCTATAGGGGCTATTGCTGCATCCATAGTTATACCGTGCTTCTCTAATGCTAACTCTATAGCCTGCTTTACATTTAGCTTAATTAAGTTCTGGCTACTGATAGCTGCGGCAACGTTATCGTTCTTAACATCGTATACGGCCTTAGCAGCTTCTTGGCCGTTCCCATCTGTTGCAACGTAGGCTTTAACAAACTTCTTCTGCTTAACAGTAAGAGGCTTATCTTTCATTATTTATCTGCCTTTACGTTTACCCAGTATTCAACTGACCGTACTTTATCGGGAAATTCTTTGACTAAAATATCAACATACTCTCTTGCTGAAAGTGTTGTAGGGTTATTATGCTGGTTTATTCTTTGTCGATTAGTCTCGCCTATGATTTCAATAGCAATGTCCCCTGCAGGCCATAATGACATGTCGTGTACTGTGTATTGGTCTTTACTCATTGTAAGTGTACTCTTTATACACAGTACCATTCTTTTTTGCTTTCTCTATAGCAGCGGCTTGGTCGGTGTGTATTTTACGATACTCAGCTATATTTTCTATAATATTTTTTTCACCTTTGTCGAGTATATCCAATATATCGCCAGCACATTCCTTTAGCTTTTCGTTCTTCCCAAACTCAGTATGGAAAATAGCCCTAACCATTCTTAATTCATATAAATCTTCTAGTGAATAATTCATTACACGTTCTCCTTATTAATTATTTGTGCTTCCACTATGTCATCCTTAAAGAACATAACCATGCTCTCAAACTCATTTAAAGCCCCCTGGTGGCTTGCTAATTCTTTTTCCGTGTATGGCTTCAGGAAGTCTTTTAAGTTGTCACTAGCGGCGCTTACATTAAGGTAGGACTTCTCGCCTTTGTTGTTCTTGCTAATAGTCTTCGTATCTACAATCTGCACGATGAAGCGAGGGATAGCGTTCTTGCTTGCTCGGTTTTGTTTTGTGTTAGCCATTATAAGCTATCATCCTCTGTTAGAATTGCCTTGGTTTTTGCTATGACTGCCTCTGGTGGTTCAGTTGGTAGCTGTTGTCGTACTTGTGCTGCCCTAATCGTTAAGTCTAGTGAGCCTGACATAAAAAGATTCCCCCGTGTTATGAGAGAATCTTATCATTAATTTGCGAATATGTCTATGCTTGTTTGATAACTAGGTAGATTGTGCCTACTAGTGCAAAGATAAATATGCCGGCAAACGATGTAACTGTGTAAAATAATGCTTTTTCTGATTTGTTCATAACTTCATACTAGCATAAGCAAAAGTATATGTCAAGCCTATTCTCCTATTAGTTGTTTAAGTCGAGCTAACTGCTCATCTCTCAGAACATTTCTTGCTAACCTTATTAAATCTTGGTGTTGGTTATATTTCTCTGCATAAGGTTCAGGTTCTCCAATCACTTCCCTGCAAATAGCTTCAGTTTGTTCGTTCACCAATTTCACCATTCTTTTTGCTGCTTCTTTTGTTGAAATACCAATCGGCTTGTAAGCTAACAGTAAATCATAAGCTGATTGTTCTAACTCCTGTTTTGTCAGTACGTCTTTAATTTTTTTCATTGCTGAACCTTTCCTTTAGGAATATAAGCGACACTAGACATTGGCATAGTTTTATTCGGTACGTACAAATACCCATCATCTAGCTCTGCGATAACATCACCCTATTTGTTTCCTGTTGCTTTTTTATCTAAAGGTAAAAACCATATCTCCGAGTTTATAATTCCGTACGGCTTATCTAACGTTGCTACTAATTTTGATTTATTATTGCTTAGTTGTTTCATTGCTTACTCGCTTCCTTAGAATGGATTAGTTGTTTCATAGTAGTATTTCGACCATCCCCATTGTTCACGGTATACCTTCCGTAGCCATGCTATCTTTTCAGTGTCAGTCATTCGAACTGGGTACCATGCGAACCACCAACCAGCTGGTTTAATTTTACTCATTACAGCTTCTCCAGTTCTTGTTCTAATGAAGTGATACGGTCGTCCTGTTGCTGGCCAGTGTCTATATTGATTATGAAAGCGTGGTCTGGTTTTGACCATCCTGCGCGACTATTTTTAATCTCATCTAAACGGCTTTCTATATCTTGTTTATGGAGGAGGCGTGTCACTGAAGAAATAATATATTGCATTGCATCTTCTGGTGTGTGGCCCATTTTGCCACCAGACTTATGCCAAATATCAATCCCTTTAGCCAGCCATGCAATATGAACCACGCTATCTTTAGAGGTAGTCTTATTCACAGCAATTTCGAAACGTTCTTGAATTAGCTTTTCTATTTGTGAAGTATAATCTTTAGCCATTACTTACCTTCCGTAACGGTGTAATTCATATTCTCAAGTACAATTGCTTTATCGCTTGCGAATATTTTATATTCAACACCCTTTTTAATTTTGAACTTTTCCATAGTCTGTTGTATTCGACTTTCCGTATAACTCTCTATGATAGGCATGATCAATTCAAGCTGAGAAGAATGAAATCCGTGTGTACTTTTAGCTAAGGCATTAATCAAGTCGGTATACAGGGTTGCTTCTCGTAGTGCTTTATCATCTAGTAGGGTCATAGAATCTCTTTCTTCAAAATTCCGCGCTTAAATAGTTCAATAGCAAACTTTCCTGCCGCTTCTTCTGGTTTGTCTGATTTAAAACTTTGTTCAAACCTCATTAATTTATACAATTCATCATCTATAGGATTCTGCTTAGTAATATTGCCTTGGTTAAACGTCCAGCCGTTCACGCCTTTGTATAAGGTCACTTGAAGTGGCAATTTTTCTAATATATAGCCCAAATCGTATGCAAAAGTAGAATTGTAAATTTTCCCCGTTTGGTAAATCATTTCATTAAGTGCGTGTAGAGCGGTCTTATCTTTCACTACATACCCTTCATCTCTTTCAGGAGCTGCTACCCAAAGGAAATCTGTTTTGTTCCAGCCACTTAAGTCGTAAAGCTCTTTTGATAGTTCTAATGATGTAACATTCATTACTTCGTTTCCTTATCTTGGGTGGTTGTAAGTCCTAAATCTATTAGTTTTCCCTGAACAACAACATTCTCTTTTTCTAATCTGTATTTAAAGACACCTTCGATTTCTTCTATAGCAATCAAGTGACCGTCAATAACGGGCAAGTCTTCTATATCTGATTCAATCAACTTGGTAAGTTCTATACGCTCTTGTATGCCGTATTGCTTTATATAAGCCACAATCTCAGGCATTAAACCGTTGTGATATAGCAGTTCCCAAGTATTAGGTAGTTTTTCTTTCATGTCAGTAGCAAGGGCTAAAGCCTGTTCTGAAAAATCAATTGGTGTAGGTTTATCTGTGTTAGTCATGGTTAGGTGGTCTCCTCTAGTCTATAAACAATCCAAAAGTGTTGTTCATTTTTAGCTATGTTATCCTTAATCCAGTCTTTCAATTCCTTCTTAGTTTTAAATTGAATTGCTGAATGTTTTTTTCGTTCTTCATACCAACCATCGGTCATAGTATTTATAGCCAAGTATTTATTTACGTTATCACCATACTCAAAACCTTTTCCAGTTATCAAGTGGAGTACAAAGTTAACTGCTTTAATAGTTTTACTCATGCATTTGTTCCTTTGTTTAATGATTGTTGAAGCTCTGTAATGAAAGAATCTACGTTAAACAAAGCGTCGGCTTCATTCTCGCGCATAATTTCTTGTTTAGCATATTGCGCTCCGAATATCTGTGCCTTAATCAACTCTACCTTGTGTACCTGTTCGTCTTTTTCGCGTAGTTTTCTACAAGCTGTTTCGGCTTTCAGTTCTGCCTTAATTAACATCTTGGTGAGGGCTGTAGCAAGCATTTCTAAATCAAAACCCTTCTGTTCTACTCTGTCGCCAATAGTAAGTTTATAATCACTACCTGAAGGAAACGTAAGTAGCCAGGCTTTTATCTCTTCTTGTTGGGTGAGGTTATTGCTCATGAGAAATTCTCCTTATACCATGCTTTAAATTCTTCATCAGTATTTTCATCAACATTAGGAACATCGTTATAATCAAACCAACTCCAGCCTTCATGCCACTGTGCTAATGCAAAATCAGCTTTACTAAGGTTTTCCATGTCATCAAACGAACTAGCTCTTAATACTTGAACGTCAATATAACTTTCAAAATATAAGTCCGTTGAGTTGTAATGCTTCTTAGATTCCCGGCTATTCACAGCCCATACAATTACTTGTCCTTGGTCTGGGTCATCACGCACCTGAATTGAATAGGCTTTCATGCTGTTTCTCCTCTGTCTTTAGGTAAGCGCTCAATCCAATATGTCTTAGGGGATGTCTTCTCAATAAACGTACGGGCAATATTTGCATCTGAATCTGTAGTGAATGGCCCAACCAGCTTAACGTGCTCGCCTAAATCATTATCAGTAATCCACCATTCAGGTTCTACTTTGCGTTCTGTATGGGATTTGATGAGCACCATAAAGTCTTCTGTTAGTTCAGGAATATCATTCGGGTGCAAGTGTAGGCTTTGTGTACGATGTACCAATGTGTCTTGTAGGGTTTCTACGACTTTTTTTCGTAGCTCATCTTCATAGGGTTCTGAGGGAGGAGTAGGCGGAAACACATTGCTGTGGAATACTGGTGCTTTCTCATCCCAGTCGTCTTGGTTACGTCGTGACATTACCAATCTCCTCTCTTGAAACGTGGGTGTTTCGTAAATAGTTTTTTCCACCAGGTTAGTTTTTCGTAGTCATTGTCTTCTGTAAGCCTGGTGCGGAACTGTAGTAGCTCAGGAGTGGGGTTAGCAGTTTCTTCGATAAATCCGTTAATAACACTTAAATTACTCATTACTCTTGTTCTCCTTGAAGCTGTTTAATTCGGTCATCAAGTTGTTGCCATACTTGGTCGGCAGTATCAGCTTTTGTAGCCCATTTACGAGCTTCTGACAGTTCTTTTACTGTTTCTCTATTAATAAGGGCTACTACATTATCAACATCTTTTTTATCACATCGGTTTGAAAGCATTTCGTTTACTTGCTTTCGTAGTTCTGTATCTTCTTTATGGGTAGACATTACTCGTTCTCCTTATTTGCTCTAAAGTTTAATATGGATTCTGCTTTCTTATAGGTGTACCAGAGTATTTCTGTGTTCATCTTGTATAATAACTTGTCGATACGCTTCATCTTCTGGAGGAGTAGGTTGTGTTCAGGTATCATTTCTTATGTCCAGGTTCTGATTCGAGGTATTCGAAACCTATCTTAGTTTTTTGGAGTTTGCTTTTTGACACTACTGCCACCTTTACTTGAAATTTCTCTTAGTTTTTCGGGGGTAAGGACAGCGAAACCCTTTTTTACTTTAGCGAGTCCGCCTTTTCGTCCGCTTTCGCGCTTCTGTTGCCGTTGGGCTTCGGTGAGGGTTTGTTTTCCGGTCATTTATACTGCTTTCTTGTTAAATAGGTGTTTAGTCCATGAGGACTTAGGTTTTTCTGGTTCGTCATCTATATGGCCTTTATACACGTATTCCCATAGTGGTCCTTTAACGTGATTACTGACGATGATATAGCCTTCCTTCTTTAGCTCTCGGATACGCTCTGAACCACGCTGGATACGTCTGTTCCACATATCGGTGTTCGTCATCGAGCCGTGTTCTTTTAAGTGTTTCAATATCTGTCCTGTTTGTGAAATATTACTCATACAAGCCAACGCCTCCATACTTGGTTTTCTGTTAATAGCCCTGCTCTTACTGCTTCTGCGTACTTAGCTTTGAATATCATGTAGTCGAGCATTGCTTCGTCTAGCCAGTTATCCATCTAATTCCCCTGCTTCTTTAAGTGCTAGTGTGAGCTTTAGAAGGGCTTTGAGTGGGGTGTCAGCATCCGTTAGGTACGGCATCCACGTCCCTAAACCTGAGTAGCCAGCATTCCATTCATCGCCTTTAAAGTTGGGTCGCAAGAACAATAGGTAGTCATCAGCGTGTTCATCGAACAGTTCAATGTACTTGGGCAACTTATCTAGTAGGTACTCTAAACTATAAGCAGGGCAAATCTCTTGCCAGTAGTCGCCTGTTTCTTTAGTTGTTTTTATAGCTAATTTACCAGCACTATTATTAACCCAAACTTTTTCAGAATAATTATTGCCGGGGTACCAGCCAAGTTTTAAATACACTTCTTTACATAGCTCAAATAGTTCGTTATCCATTACTCTTGTCCTTCTTCTAGTAGGTCATTTGCTTTTTCTACTAGTTCTTCAAATTCAGTTTGTTTACTTAATAACCACATAGCGTCTTCATAACTGTTGTTTAAATCGTAGCCGGCTGCTTCTAATACTTGTGCTAGTGACATACTCATCTTAGCAATCCTCCAATACTTGGAACTGGTCACTCGTATCTTCATCGAAGTCTTCTATAAAAGGAAATACCTTTGCTAGTTCTTCGTAGTCTTGGTCTGTGAAGTGTGCGAATGGGTCACGGTGTACGTTAATGTTCTGTGGTGTGTCGTTGTATTCTACGTTGATTGTCATTCTTATACCCTTTCCTATTTGATATATTCTTATTGTAGCATAAGCTAACATGAAAAACAATAGCATAAACAAAATAGCACCCGTGGAAGTGGGTGCTATAGGTGTTGCCGAGCCAGGTGCTAGCTCACGGTCTGTATATGTAAACGGCATATGGCGGACAACGGGTTGTATTAAGCGTATGCGGGGTTATCTATCTTCATTGACGTATACATCTCGGATAAACTTCCCCCGACTACGCTTAATTATTAAAGAAATTTTGTGTATACCCCACTATTATAACTGCTCCAGGCTTTAAATCCACTGCCTTTATAAATTCGATACGCAGCCGCTAAGTTTTTATTAGCGTCAAATCTATCTTGGTCTGAAATTAAGCCTGACTTTACGTGTATGCTGTTAATCTGCATTAGCCCGGCATCGTTTGTCCCGTTACTATTATGCGCATTATAAGCTGTAGGTACTCCACGACTTTCTGCCATACATATTGCATAGGCCACAGTCGTGTTCCAGTCGTACTGAGTAACTAAGCTACAATCGCCTTTAAGGGCTTTAGGAGGCTCTGTAACGGGCTTTACTGCAATAGTTGGTTCAGTATGCGTTATTACTTTTTCAGGTGCTTGTACCGTCTTTATTTCTTCTACAGTAGCGACGGTGTCTACTGGGTTGCTTTTAACTTTTCAACTAATTGTTCAGCTTTATAAGTTGTTGCGCTTTCAAAGTGATAGTTGTCTTGTACTGCTACTTGGTGCCCACCGATAAATGATACGATGATAACTGCGAGGATAGCGATTGCTTTCCAAATAGTTACTACCTTAATAGTTGCAGCTTGTTTTTCTTGTTTTACAAATTCTTCTACGGTGTTCTTTTTGTTTGGCATAATTGCCCTTTCTGTTTGTATTCGTCTGTATGGTGCTAGTAGCAAGTGAGCGGTTTCCGATATTTTATAGGGCATCTCTACGCCTAGCCTCGGTACGTTCTTCGCTGCGTAATCAGCTATCTCTCGGCGTCGTTACTACCAGCACTACTACAGACGAACTGTTAATGTGTATTGAGTGCATGGTTTTGCCAGCAATGGATGTTCACGGACTTGCGCTATCCATAAGCTAACACCGTGTATGTTACTGGCAAAGCTACTGCACTCAATCTGTTTGTTAAATGTTAAGCTCTACGAGTGCCTTATCAGAGTTACGGCTTGGGTCTATCTTTATCCCGTTCGTTTTGCTTGTTACCCTTTCCTTTGGGTATGTATTAATACTATCATGTGCTTATGG